CTGGACGAAGAATCTTTCTGCCATATAGATGCATACCACGAACAATGTCAGCAAAGCTGTCAGGGTCACGATATGTTTCTGTCTTGTTGATCTGCTCTGCAGTTGCTACAGCAGAATCATGTCCAGCAACAATCACACCAAAGTTTGAGTTTTGGTTTGCTGATCCTGATGTACCTGGCCCTGTACCTACAGCAGGTAGGTTTGAAGACACGTACAAACGGAAGCCGTGAAAGTTGTTGATTACAAGACCGTTACGTAGTCCACCAGAATCGCCATAGTCTCCATTCATGAAGCGTGAATCTTCATCAGAAAGTATTTCCATGAAAACAGGGTCGATTACAAGCCATCTGCCTTGTGAGTCAACTTGTTGTTGATCAAGCAATCGTTTCATTCTTGCAACAACCATTGCAGGTGAAGCTGTGGCTGTTGGAAGTGCTGTTGCACCTGGCAAACGTGCTACCACAGGAATTGAGTGATCTCCTGCAGAGCTTGTTGTGATGTTACCAAAGTCACCTTTTTTCAACTGCATGCTTGAAAGCAATTCGTTTGAACCTGCAGTGCTTACAGCTTTTGTACCATTTACGGTGTCATTAGCTGTATCTGCTGCTGAATGTAAAGAAGATTGCTTAAAACCTGACAAATAACCAAGAACTTCTTGGTCATACTGATCAGCTAGTCTGTAAGCTGCACGATCTGTTGCAAGATCCATGAAGTTTACGTGTGAATGAGCTTCTTCGATATCGTCCATTTTGAACGCAAAGTAGTTAGCTTTATCCACTACTAACTGAAAATCTTCATCGTCAAGGTCTTGTGCTGTAACTGTTGTGCCACGAGCATAAGACTGAACTGAGATTTCAGGCTCTTTGATAATGCGAACTGTGTCGCCTTGTGCGGCAATTTCACCAAAATAATCTGAATTGGTAATATCACCTACGGTAGCAGCTTTGCGAAAGGCAAGCTGTACCTTTTTGGAATAGATTACAGGACTAAAATTACCGTTAGGTAAATTACTGTAACCCGCTGCGGTTTGAAAAGCCATAATTAAATCCTCCTGATATTTGGCTTGAATTAAGCTTAAACATCTAAAAGGGGCTGTACGTTTTCTAGGGTGCAGTTAGTATTAGGTTGCGCTACCAAATACCACTGGGCCTATACTTGTCCAGGTAGTTCTTCTTAGTTTAGACTTTTTTGTAGATTTGGGTGTGACAAAAGGTAGTCAAAAAGAGGCTTTTGTCAACATACCCATAGTTATACTGCTGATTTTTTATTTGTCAACAGTTATCTGGCTTTACCAGATACATCGTAAACAAACTTACCCGAACGGATAGCTTTGTTAATATCATCAGAATTTGCTTCAAACTCCTTATCGGACATTTTAGCAACCTCTGACTCACGAATTACGTCATTTGCATCTTCTACATCTATTTCTGTTTTACTACGCTTAGTTACAGTAGAAGCTGCATCTTTTGCTTTTGCTTTCTTTGCAGTTTTTGTGAGACCTTTATCTACTTTATAAAGATCTATAACACGAACTACAGAGGCAGGATCATCTGAGTTTTCGTATAGTGCATCTTGTACCCATTTAGGTTGTTCATCAACCCAACTATGAAACTCATCTGATGCACGTAGATCATCAAAGTCTTCATGAGATTTACGTATTGTATTTTCTGCTTTTACTCTTTGAGCCTCTGTCTGAACTTTATCTAACTCTTTTAGTTTAGCATCCGCTTTGTTAAACATTTCTTGAGCTTTTTTAGCAGCAATAGTTTCTACAACACCTGCTATGTCTGGATACTCTTTAGCCCACTGTTCTATATCTTCATCAGACTTAGGCGGCACAATAGATTCTTTTTCTAATCGTGCTTCAAAGGCTTGAAACTTTTCGTCCCATTCCTTTTCTTTTTCTTGCATATGCCTTCTTAAATCACCGTAACGTTTCTTAAACGATTTTTCTTCAGCAGATAGCGTTTCTTCTTTAACTTCTGTATCGGCCTTTTTTTCTTTGGGAGTTTCTTCTTCTGGTTGCTGTTCTTCGTTGGTTGTTGTTTCTCCACGTGCTTCAGCTTCAAGTTTACGAATCTCCTCTTCTTCAGCTTCCATTCGCTTACGCTTTTTCTCGTAGTTGTAACCTCTATCAACAAATCCTGCTGTTTTTGGTGCTTCTACTGCTGTTAATTCAGGCATATTTTTCTCCTTTTTATGTTGGGGTCAGCCGAAGCTGAGTAGCCTTATTATTTTCTACCTGCTAGTCCACCTTTTTTAGGTTGACGTTTTTTCTTCTTTTTTGGTGTAGTCATTAAGCCACCTTCTGAAAATAAACTTTCAAATGCATCATCTTCACCTGCAGCTGAATACTTATCTGTAGTGGCACCTATACTTTCAAATGCATCATCTTCACCTGCATCTGAATATTTATCTAAATCTGATCCACTAACAGTGTTGCTTGCTGATGTAGTAGTTGATGTACTAGAACCACCACTGCTTCCAGAACCACTACTGCTTCCAGAACCACTACCAGTATTAAATTGATCAAAAAAGTCATCAGATACAGTTGTTGGTAATCCTGTTGGTTGAGACACCACAGTTTGAGACATAACATCTTGTTCTTTTTCAACTTCAGCTTGAGAGGCTGCAGTGCTTCCAGACAACCCTGGACTTGAGACTGTCTCTGGAAGAACCTGAGACATGTGATCTCTAAAAGCTTGATCATCTTCAAATAAACGATTACCATCTAAGTCTTCAGCTTTAGATTGTGCAAGTCTAATATTTTTTAACATAATTTCTTTAGCAAACCTATCACCATTAATAAACTCTTTTGGTAAGTTTTTAAGTATTAGATCACTATCAACAAAATTATTCCATTCTTTTTCTAGTTCTGTTGTATCTTGTCCATTAGCTTTCATAATAATAATATTAGCAGCAGTTTGAGCAGCTCTATTACCATTTATAAATGCACCTATTGCACCTCCAACAGGAGCCTTTTTAAGCATATTAGATGTTTGTGTGCTTAATTCGCCAAAGTCATTATAGTTAAACTTATCCATCCAAGCATTCGGATCTGTTTTAGGTTTATCATCGTCATCGTCATCATCATCGCCTTTTACAACTGGCTCATTTGCTACAGGAGGTGTTGTAGAGTAACCTTGAGCAATAAGTTCATCGTATCTAGCCTGATCTGTTGGCAGAGTTAAGACAACTATTTCACCATTAGGTCCATAAAGAGTTACAGTAGTTAGCATTGAAGTATCTGTAAATGCTGTTCCTGCAATTGCTGTGTCGATAGCTCCAGTTGTAGCCACTTGAGTTCCAACTGGACCTAATGCTGTTTGACCAGTTTTTTCTGATGGAAAGATTGTAGCACCTAAAGGAAAACCTATGAAACCCCTGTTTACAGCTTGTTGACCTGTCTTAAGAAGATTTTGTTCTGGATTAGTAACAACACTAGAGTTTTGATATCCTTGTATCTGACCACCTGCAGCCATATTTTGAACTGGCATTTGATTTATAACAGGATTGGTAATATCTACAATTGTATCTTTTTGATCATCTATAGGAGCAGGTCTTGGCTGACTATATAACAACTGCTGTTGCATATAAGGGTTTTGTATATCGCCACCTTCTGCCATACCCATCATTTCTCGTATAGCTTGCATTTCCTGTGGGGATAGCTCTTCTTCATTTATTGGACCACCTGCAGGTACAGGCTCACCACCTATACGACCATTAGCCTCCATCTCAGCTAAACCTATCTTAGCTCTATCTCTTAGATCTTCAAAAAACTTCACACCATAATAACGAACAACATCAGCAGGAACTACATACTCACCTTCAGATAATTGTGCAGGTATGTTATCTCTTACTTCTTCTGCCATGGAACCTGATGGAACTTCATTACCTGATACTGGATCTTTATCCATACCATCATCTTTTAATCCACCCTCACTCATAAAAGCCATCTGCATTTGTTCTTCTACTGATCCACCCTTATTTAATCTTTTGTTATACCAATAGGTTTCAAACTCTTTTTTTGTAGGATTTCTTTCCTCTAAAAATTTTCGTATTTGATTTTCGGTATCTATACCTACAACAGGTTCGTTTGCTGTGCCTCTATCAGCTATAGTTTGAAGAGCTTTTTCAAAAGCAATTCTTTCTCCATCTTTAAATATAATAACAGGAATTTCTACTGACACTCCTTTAAGATCATATTCCTCTGTGTACACTCCAGACTTTTCTACACGATCAGGTCTTGGTTTTGGTTTAACATTAGGAAATGGTTTATCTTTTTTAATAAGATCTTGATCTCCTGCTTCTGCTTTAGGAGATACATCAATAATATCTGGTCTTGCTTCTGGTTTAGTTGGTTCTGGTCTTGGTTTAGGCTTAACTTCCATTGATATCTTCCCTAAGTCTTAACATTGCTCTAAGTGTACGTATCTCACCTTGAGCACGATAGAGTTCTTCTACCTCACTAATTTGTTCAAGACGTTTATGTGTCTTTTCTATTCTTTTAACTATCTCTTCCAGAAATGGATTATACAATTCTGGATTGTTTACGAAAGGTTTTAAAGTATTGTTCACGACTAGTTTCATTGTACCTGTTGTTGGCCAGTATTGCCTGAGAAGCCCTGTTCTCCTGGCTGAGGCACTGTACCTGTTCCTATAGTACCACCCCCACTACCTTGAGTATCCTGCACTTGTGCCCCCGCAGGAGCGCTCTGTGGGCTTTCTGGTGATTTAACACCTGGTTGTGCAGGTGGTGGATTAGTTTCTTTAAACTGTCTTAGTATCTCAGCTTGGACCGCAGCTTGTGCCATATTGTTGCCAACCTTATCTGGATCAAGATCCATTGACTTAGCAATTTCACGTACAATGTAATCCATACGTGCAAATGGAGCAAGCGCAGGGTTTGATACCACTTGCATAAATTGCATAAGGCGTTGGCTACGAACTTCGTTAGCCATAAGACTTTCTGTACCACGAGCTTTTATCTCCAAGTCACCTTTAATTTCTTTATCAAAATCAAACTGCATATTAAAACCAAAGAAGGCTTTGCCTAATGGTGCTAATAAATAGTCATCTATATTTTTAACTACATTGCGTATACTACCGTTGGCAGCAGACATGAGCATAGAAATACCAGAAGCAGTACGACCCACTCCACTAACGCCTGTCTGACCATGTGCGAAAGATGGAAAACCAGTTGATTCATCTGCTAATACCCTTGCTTTATCAAACATTTGCATGTTTTCGTTAGATACATTTGGAAACTTGGTGCCAAAGATAGCTTGACCAGGTGCCCCTCCCTGTCTCCTAAACACTTTTCCTGGATACACGGAGAGGTCTTGCCCTGGGACGAGATTAGTCTCGTCTACCTCTATCAGTAGATTACCAGACAATGCTGCATTATCTACCGCCATTCGCATAAAGCCATTCATAAGTGTTTGTGTATCGTCCATATTTTCAGCAATACCTATGCCAAAAATGCTGTACGGATTCATTTCATAAGGTGCAACAAAATAAGGGATATAAGCTGGAGTAAACGGATTCATTACAAGTCTTAATACTTGTCCGTTACAAACCCAGATATTTACACTTAATTGATCTGCATCTTCTAAATCTTTAGGGATATCAACTCCCTGATCTTTTATTATATCTTTATCTACAAAACCCCAGAACTCTAGAACTTCAAAACGTGCAGCTCTATCTTCTTCTGAGTTGTCTTCCATGATGTGTTCCCACCACTCTTTACGATAGCTTTCACCAAGCTGTAAAGCATTGTCCACTGCATTTGCACGGAAGTATGGACGATTTTTTAAACCTCGCATCTGAGAACGTGACATCTTGTGTCTTTCTATGATATACTCTGCTTCTTCCATTGTAGCTGCGTCAGGGTCTGGATAGAAGTTCCAAATAGATACAGATGTGGTTTGAGGAATTGTTTTAAACATTGGAGAGTAATTACCCTCGTCATCCCAGTTTGGGTATTCTTTATCTACGGCAAATGGACCTTTCATAATTCCTGTGCCAAACAGTGCCGTTTCAAATGCAGCAGCACGTAGATGTTTTTTTGCGTGAGATTCCTCTAACTGGTCATGTATTTTCTTTTCCATCTTCTTAGCTGCAACTGTTGCAGGATGAAACTGCACAGCTGATGGAGTTTTACCTGAGCCTGATTTTACGTCATCAATAACAGGTTCTAGTACTCCAGATAGAGCACCTAGTCTTTCTCTAAACTCTGGTAACGTTTCTCCTGGAAGTAACTCAGCTAACTCTGGACTAACAGCTTTTCTTATTTCAGGATTAGTTTCAAAGTTAACAGTATCTTCTATACCATCTGGTAAAGTTGTAGGATCAATACTAATTGGAAATCTATTACCACCAAATAATACTTCTGCTATCTGACCATAAGCTGCAAGAACTTTTGTTTTAGTTACTTTTACAAATACACGAGATTTTTCTGATGAAGTAAATTGTACATTGGGTCCGTAGATACCACGGTAGTTTCTGTAAGCTTGAATCCAACGTTCTTCATCTAATTGCCTAGCTGTTTCAGACTTAGTATATTTATCTTTAACAAACTGAACAATACGACCTGTAAGTGGATCTGAATAATCTTCTTCAGGAATATCCTCTATTGCAGAGGTTTCTTCCATATCCATGATCATTTCTTCAAAATCTTCTTCTGCCATTTTATTTCCTTAGTATCCAAATGTGGGATCTGATGCTTGAAAACCTGTGCGTTGTGCTGCAGGGTCAAAGTCAAATATGTTACTGCGTGGTCTAGTCATTATGCCGTATCTTAATGCGTCATACAAGTGATCTTCTGCGTGTGTGTTTACATCTTCTGGATTATTTTTATCAAGAGGTAAACCTGGTATTTGAGATATAGTATTTGTACAACTACTAAAAAATACTAATCTAGGCTCTTCTGTAAACTCATCTACTTGCAGTCTTCTGTGAACTTCATTTTTACCTGCAACACGAGAACCTTTTGATCTATCTGAAGGTCTCCACCTGCAACCTTTCATAATCATCTGTTCAGCTAAACTTGGACCTGTATCACCACGTTTATGCCAGAGTGATGAGTCAAGTACACCATAACGCATGTTCTCACCTGACTCGTTTTCTATCTCTAATATCATATCAGCTAAATCATTAGCTGTAACTTTTGATACATATAGTTCTCTATATACTACTAGTTGTTCAGAACCAGGAACTACAGTAAACCAAAGAACACCAGTATGAGAACCATAACCGTAATCGCAAGCTCTAAACTTAATCCAACTAGAAGGTATATCGTAAGGATCTATTACATGAACTTTTCTATTAAACTCAGGAAAAGCTGCACCTTCGTTTATGTCCCAATCACCTTCAAGTAGTTGTCTACGTTGATGTTCAGGTAGTGAAAGAAGATTAGCTTCGTATAAACCATCATCTGCCAAGTACGGATTGTCGAAGAGGGTGGCAGGGATGAACTTACGTTTGAACAGAGGCTCACCCTCCCGACTATGACCTTTCGGCCACGATATCACCTCTCCATTTTCATCAGTAGCATAGAACGATTTATTAGGTGTTTGAGGATCAATAAACGTTCTTTTTACCCACTGATGACCTGGACCACCAGGGTTGCTAGTCGCTCTCATATACAGTGGCAAACCTGAAGCCCTTGTTGTACGGAGACGTGATCTCATATAGTTCCATGCATAAGGTGAAGGCCATTGTGTAAGTTCGTCAAAGCCAATCCAGTTAAAGGCTTGACCTTGGTATCTCATGACGTCATCTTCTCTATCAAGATATGACATCCACAATGTAGCACCCGATGGAGCTACCCAAGTTTTATCTCTCTCCATAAACTTTATCCCAGGAATAGCTTTTGGATAAAGTTGTTTGCTTACTGATATAAGTTCTCTAAGCTCTTCTGTAGACCTACGAACAAGTAGCATTCGTGCATTTGGATTCCCCAAGTACCGCACTGGGTCTGCAACCATCGCATAAGATTTACCACCACCTGCTGCGCCTCCATATAAAACTTCTTGTTCTGTTGCTGCCAAAAAGTCAGTTTGAGGTCCAACGTTAGGTTCAAAGATTACCTCTCTAGCTTTTTCAAAGTCTACCTCTTCAGGCTTCGGTTGGGCTGGAGCTAACTCTTTCTCTGTAACCGAGTCTTTGGGTTTCAAGCTTTTCCGCTTTTTGTAACGCCTCTTTGTACCTTTGGGCGAGGTAACGTTGAGTTGAAGCTTCGTTCTTACGTTGTTGCTCAATTTTTACTCTCTTGTATAAACCTACGTGGGAAATATATCTTTCAGATTGAGTACTGAGCCAAGCTGCAACTTCTCTGTAACTATATTGTTTTAGAAATCTTTTAGCTTTTTCAAATAACTCTAGTTCTTCTGGAATTGGTAGAAGTATGTCTTGATCATCAGGATCTTGCTTATACCCAAACGGTACATGAGTTCCAACTCTTACAACTGGCTTCCACTCATACTTACCACCTACTTCAACAGGTTTAGGTAGCTTCCAAGTTTTATTCGTCTTCATCAGCTTTCTGCGGTAAAATAAATAATGGATTAGCTGCAGATACTTCTACCTTCTCTGTTTTAATAAAACCACTGCGGTCTAAAACATCTTTAGCTGCTGCCATTTTTTCTTTATTACCTAAATCTGTAGGACTGTTCATTATCTCAAACATTGAGTACGCAGCTTTTGTAGCTGACGAAGAGATAAACTTTTTCGTAAGATCTGCAATTTCTTCTGCTAAAGATTCTGCAACTTGTTTAGATGATACTCCATCTGCATAACCTGCAAGTTTTTTAGCTGCAACTAAGTTACCCCCTGCTTCTTCAAACAGTACGTCTAAAAACTTCTGTTGTTTTTCTGTTAAGTTTCTTGCCATTATGCCACCATATAAAGTATAAATCCTAGTGTTCCTACACCAACGATCATTATTACTGCAGTAAGACTCCAAGTAACTATCGCTTCAATCATCTCTGCTTTGCGATACTCTTGTTCTTTTTTTTGTTTACGTATTTTACCTTCAGTTGCTACAAGTTCATCCCAAGCAGATGGACCCATACTAAAACTAATCCAGTCCTTTAGCTCTTGTCTCATAGCTTCAGCTTTTTTCTTAGCTGTAAAAATCTCCAAGGCTTCAGCTTCAACAGACTGTCCATTAAGTGCTTTCCACCAAGGAGGATTTTTATTTTTTTGTTCCATGAAGGACAGGTCACTCATAGCACCTGCCCATTGGGTTAACTGTCCTGACATATCTTGTAGGTCTTTACCTACTTGAAAGCCTTTCTTCAACGCATTGAACGCTACGGTAGCTCCACCGATGATTGTAACTGGGTCCACGAGCCTCCTCCCAAAGTACTCCTAGTATCATTAAAGAACTTATTGCGTTCTTCAAAGAGCTTTACCTGTAAGTATAACTCTTTCTATATCATGTCTGCCAATACCTAGATCTCGTAACTCCCTGTCAGTCATTTGGTAAAGTTGCATTCTTGCAATCTTACGTCTTGCTGATTCTGCTCTTGCTTCTATTAGTCTGTCAAATAATCTTCTAAACATTTTCTACTCCTATGTTAGCCCTAACTGGGTAGGAGTAGTTATACTATATTTTACTGCACTATACTACAGACAAAAATGCAATGCCGTTATGACTTTCCTGTAGCCTTTTTAACTACCTTAGTAGTCCAAGCTTCATTTACATCGGGGGTAGATGGATCATCACCTTTTAATGTCCCATCTGCATTTCTAGCACGAACTTTTTTAGTTTCTGTTTTAGGTTCTGTATACTCACTATTTATAAACTCTAGAACAGCAGGATCTTTAGAGTGCCATTCTCCATGAACATACTCTGCTAAAACAGCACCATACTGATCTACCACTTTATCACCTTCTATTTTCATTTGTTAGCCCTTTTCATTTTTTCTTTTAAATTTTTTATTTTACGTTTTACAACTGGAATTTGAACATCAGCTCTACGATCTAAAGTACCTGCTTTTTTAGCCCTAGCTACTCTGTTTTCTAAATTAGCTAATTCAACTTGAAGTTGTTCTAGCCTACTCATCATTCCAGGATTTTTTTGAATTTGAACTATAGTTAACTTAGCTATTTTAGCTGCCTCTGGATCAGTTTTCTTTGGAGCTTTTGTAACCCTTTTTACAGAGGTAGGACGTGCTTTAGGTTTAATAGAAGACCTAAGAGGTTTTTTCTTTGGTTTAATACCTTGAAGTGGTTTTTTAAGATCATCTGCATATACAGCAGCCATTACTTTACCATCTTTACCTGTGTAATAAAGTGACCCTGCTTTCTTAGCTGCAGCAATACTTTTATATTTACCTGCATTCTTTTTAGCTTCAGCAGTAGTTAAACCTTTTGATTTAAGTTGATTATTTAAATATTTACGTAATGTTACAGCCATTGCATTTTCCTACTTATAAGTATTAGGGGCTTTTTTAATACCAGTATTCATAGCACCAGAAGATTTAACCATTCCACCTACGTTATACATAGCAACCTTACCACCTTTGGTGTAGGCTTTTTTCTTCATGCCACCTTTGGCCATGCCTTTCTTTTTCATATTAGCACCGCCCTTAGCCATACCTTTTTTAGCCATGCCGCCTTTTTTCATACCTTTTTTATCAGCTGCTGCAGCTTTCATAGATTCAGTTTTATTACCGTCTCCATCAATATCTAAAAAATCTGGTTTTGCTGCTCCACCTGCTGCGTAACCTTTTTTCTTCATACCGCCTTTAGCGTAGCCTTTTTTCTTCATGCCACCTTTAGCCATACCTTTCTTTTTCATCATGATTTTTCCTCACTATATAAATTGTTAAACACTCGTTGCGTATCCCATACATAGTCTACGTTTTCTTTCGAGTTATAAATATGTTGGTTAGGTTTAAAATCTGGCGCACCTTCTCCTGTTTCAAACCAAGCAGGGTGAGTTACTCTCACTCTATTATTGGGCAACGCAACTATGTTACCTGTGTATTCTCCTGC